AACCTGCCTGCACGCTGCTCAAGACGGGGTATCGGTTACCAGGAACGTAAACGCCCGAGAAGCTGACGTTGCCATTCGCCGTAGAACTCATGCTCTCAATCTCTTTGGCAAGGGAGGGACTGAAATCAGAAACGCTAACCCCAAGCATTTTGGCAAAGGAAGACGCAACGGAAGCGTTGAGAGCATTTCTTCCATTCAGGTAGTGCCCTACAGCGCCTTGCGTGATGTTCAGCTCATCAGCGATTGTGTATTGGGTTATGCCGCGATCTTTCTTTTTTGACTCATACAAAGCCTTGAGCCGCTTGGCGTCCTCAAGCTGTTCTGTCGTCAGGGATTTTTTCGTTTCCATAACCGGCATTGTAATACCAGCGCTATTCATATTAAAAATACCTGCCATATTGATTGTTATAAATACCTGTAGTATTCTTATCCGTATGGTAACAAACGGAGAGTGCCTATGAATCGAATGACACTTGCCGATTACGCGAAGATGTATGGTCAGGCGAAAGCTGCAAATGACTTTGGCGTAATTCAGTGTGCAATCAGTAAAGCCATCCGTGCTGGCCGTAACATCATGGTTACTGTCAATGCAGATGGAAGCGTGATTGGAGAGGAAGTGCGTCCTTTCCCAAGCAATAAAAAGCAAGACTAGCCTCAACCGCTCTTATCACATCTCAGCCCTGAAAAAGGGCGATTCAAACAAACAAGTCTTTATGGCTCTGCGTGTCTGCGCATGGCCTTTTAACTATTTCAACACAAAGGAATTATCACAAATGGAAAGCACAACCTCACGACACAAAGACCAGGCACGAAAAAGCGAGTCCTGGATTCTGAATCAGATTGCTATGCGCGGTTCGACTAACGTTGCCAAAGCGCTCGGCATGGACAAATCAGGGATTACCCGCTGGAAGGAAAGCATGCTGCCTAAGCTGGCGATGCTCTTAGCGGTACTGGAATGGGGAGTTGTCGATGACGACATGGCCCGACTGGCTAAGAAGGTTGCCGAGATCCTAACAAATGAAAAGACCCCAAAGAACGGTGAATTCTTTGAGGCCTGATAACACTGTGTTACGCCAAGTAACGAGGTAATTATGCCCTTAAACGACGACTTTGTAAAAGAAGGCAGATACGAATTCATCAGAGATGAGGTTTTTAGGCTTGAATTTAAATACTCAATGCCTATAGACGTCAGTTGAAGCATACCCGAGACGATCAACTCCAAAGGCTGGATATACATTTTCTCCAATCCTTGCATGCCTGGGCTGCTGAAGATTGGAATGACCACCATATCCCCGCAAGCCAGGGCGAAAGAGCTTTCTTCGGGGACTGGTGTTCCTGAAAAATTCACGGTAGAAGCCTCGTATTTTTCTGATGACCCACGAGGTGATGAATCTCGAATTCACGCAGCTATGAGCGATTACCGTCTGAATAACAGTCGTGAGTTCTTTACCTGCTCATTGTCTATAGCCGACGAAATATGTCGTTCCTATTGCCTCTGCGATTCGAAATCCAGCCTGGAAGAGATCGCAAATGACTATTCCATTGTCTGCGCTGACAAACCTATCAAATTAGACCTTCATGAGTGGTTCCAGGAGTTCGGAATCCCTGTAGTTGGGAGCATGACCAACGCTCTAAAAGCCATCTTCATGCTGGGTAGTGAACGCCTTGATGAGATGGCCGCAGATGGTATTACCATCATTATTGAAGATGGTGAGATCCGCGGAATCATGTCTGAATCCCATCAGAGTTGGCTTGCGTACCTGGAAGAAATTCATGAAAGGGAAACCCTATCGGGCATATATGGCCCACGAATGCCCGGAGGTTTTTAATGGCCCGCTCTCGTAATATCAAGCCCGGATTTTTCACCAACGATGAACTTGCTGAATGCTCACCTTATGCTCGATTACTCTTTGCCGGGCTGTGGACCATCGCTGACAAAGAAGGGCGCCTTGATGACCGCCCTAAGAAAGTTAAGGCAATGGTGCTGCCGTTCGATGATGTCGATTGCAATGACCTTCTGCAACAACTTCACAGTCACAAATTCATCAATCGCTACCAGGTAAAAGACGAGCAATTCATCCAGATCAACAACTGGAAGAAGCACCAAAACCCTCACTGCAAGGAAGCCGCTAGTGAGATACCAGAACCGGTAGAGAATGATGAAAGCACCGGACAAGAACAGTGCAAGGATGGTGAGGATGAAGATAAACAGGATGCAGAACAGTCTCAAGTTACTGAAATTAAAGAAGCACCATATAAGCATGGTGCTAGTTCAGTGCAAGAACCAGTTGAGAACAATTTAAATCCTGCTGATTCCCTTAACCTGATTCCTGATTCCCTCATCCCTCATACTGATTCCCTAGTTAACACCCAAGCCGCTGAAGCGACTTGCGCTGACGAAGAGGTAACTGAGCAAGCTACCGTTCACCAGATGGCAAGTCGTTATGCGTTCGAGGGGAATATCGTTCGGTTGAACCACAAGGACTACGAAGCCTGGATGCGTCTCTACCCGAATATCGATCTGCAATACGAACTCAAGAAGCTGGATATTGAGTTCACTCACGAAAAGCCAAAGAACTGGTTTATCACTGCAAGCCAGAAGCTCAGTTACCAGAACAAGCAGGCAGCATCACGGACTGTCAAAAAGGTTTCTAACGGCCTGCGATCTGAAAACTTCGCCGCCAAAGACTATGGGCAATCTGATATGCCAGCATGGGCGCAGGAGTGAACATGACACTGGAAGAAAAGATTTCACAACTCGAAAGGCAACTGGTTGAGCTGGGCCAGCCACCGTTAGATATCCCAAACAGCGAAGTGAGTTTTGAGACCGCCATCTGTGACAAGCATGGTGATTTCGAACAGCGCAGAAGGGTATCAACGTCGCATATCAAAATCCCGTCTGTACCATCACGCTGTCCAGGATGCATTCGTGAAGAACTTATCCAGCGCCAGGCTGAGAAGATTCAAATCGACGAGTCGGCTCGGAAGCGAAACGTGGAAGATTTGCTGCGGAAGCTCGACGTTCCTGACCGGTTCTCAGGATGCACTCTGCATAACTACGAAGTTGTGTCAGAGGATGCTGGCAAGGCGCTTAGGGTTTGTCAGGCCTATGCGAACAAGTGGCCTGAGCGACTGAAAAAGGGCGGCGGTCTGGTTATGTGTGGAAAGCCTGGGACTGGTAAAAATCATCTGGCTCTGGCTATTGCCCGGCATGCGATCACTGAGCATCAAAGCTCGGCAGTGTTCACCACGGCGCTGAAAATTGCCCGAGAGTACAAATCAACATGGTCTAAAACATCCACTCGCACTGAGGACGATGTGATTAAGCACTTCACACATCCTGATCTGCTGATTATCGATGAGGTAGGCGTGCAGTTCGGTAGCGACGCTGAAAAGCTGTTCATGTTCGAAATCATCAACACCCGATATGAGCGGATGAAGCCAACCATCCTGATCAGCAACCAGAGCAAAGACGAGTTATCAGCATTCATTGGTGAGCGAGTGATAGACCGCATGAATGATGGCGGGGGATGTACTCTGGCTTTCACCTGGGATAGCTACAGGAGCAAATCATGAGCATGACAATCCGTGAACAACTACTGGCAGTTCTTCGGCATTACCCTGACTCCACGTCCGTTAAGCTCTCTACCATCCTCGGTATGACCACAAAGCGCATCTCCAGCAGCATTACGACACTGCTTGCTGATGGTCTTATCTCCAGAGAGGGTGAGTATGGTGGCCGCACATACCAGCTAACGGATTACGGACTGCGTTACGCTCCTATGGATATGCCGAGCGACAGCAAGGCCAGGTCCCGCCTTGCCCCGAGAACAGCGTCAAATGTAATCTGCCAGGAGTGCATGCAAAGCGCCGCGATGAAGAGGGTTCTGTCGATGTACGGGAGAATCAGCCCATGAGAAACAAAGGTCAGATAACCACTCTCATCCAGTACGTCTCAGAACACCCCGGCTGTTACCTCTCAGAAATACTCCGCGACACCAAGCTCCCTAAATGCTCAGTAACCTCGGCTCTAACCAAGCTTAACGGGGAGGGAGCTTTACGTAGGGAGGGTTTCGACAAGCGATACAGGTATTACGCCGCAGATGGTAACGCCACTGCGCACCGGGTGAAAGCGAGACCCGACATAACTGACTACGACCGGGTAAACCCTCTAACCAACCTATTTAATCAGCTTCAGGCCTCAGCCCGGAGCGGGAGATAAACATGAACTTAATTGAAATGGACGGATTCCTTCGCGGCAAATGCCTGCCGGGAGACATGAAAGTAAACGAAACGAATGCTGAGTATCTGGTGCGTAAATTCGCCTCACTTGAGCAACAGCTTGCAGAGTCTCAGCGCGAGTTTCGGTCAGCTGATGCGACTATCGAGAATCTGCAGATGCAGGTTGAGAAGCTGGCTGCGGAGAATGCCTGCCTGAAACAAGGCATTGAAGAGGTGGCAGAGGCATTTGAAACCGGGACGGATAGGGTTCTTGCCACAGCTGTTGATGAGGCTTCAAACCTGCTCACTCCGGCAACTGATGCGGTACTGAGAAGGATTCAGGCGCAGGGTGTGGAGATGTTTGCCAGCACAATCAAGATTTCTTGCACGCTTGAAAACTCTGAAAACTTTGTTGCATCGCTTAAAAAAAGCATTAAGAACGAGGGTGAATATTTCGCCGCTCAACTTCGCCAGGGAGGTGCAGCATGAGCACAGTAATCGGCAAAGAGCTTCACATTACGATGCCAGACGGGAGTGTTTGGGCTGTACCGGTCCAGTTGATTGCCACAAACCGCGCAGATTATTACGCCAAAGAGTTTGGGGGTGATGTTAATCGTAGCTTGGCAGAGGACACCCTACCGCTATTCCGCTCTGATGATTTTGAAATCGAAGACTGGGCCTCAAACAATATGAACTGGAGCGATGTTCAGCATGCTGCGCGTTGCGTAACACCTGGGGATATCGATTTCCGAGAAGGATGGGTTAATGGCGACAAGGACGTGAAGGAGATCGAGCATGACAACGAATAAGCAGGCACTGCGTGAGGTTGCTGAGAAGGCTATCTCAGAGGAAGGAGAAACTTGGTGGAATGAAGAGCAACTGGCTAGCGACTATGGCCTTGCTCTGCATAAGGCAGACGCCAAATTCATTGCCGCAGCAAACCCCGCCACCGTACTGGCGCTGCTGGATGAGCTGGAAGCCGATGAACTGCAGATCAAAACACTCGAAAGCCGGAACCGCCGCTTGGAAGGAATTATCGAGGCAGCAGAGAAGCGGATTGCTGAGCTGGAGGTGCGCTCGGTAATTGTTCCTAGCGTATCAGATGATGCATTTTGGCTGAACTTCAACGGACGATTTGTATTTCGTGAAGAAACTTATCGCAGTGCAGTGTTTAAGGCCTTGGACTCAGTTGGTATCAAAAACGCCGCTGGCATCACCACCAAAGGAGAGTGAGCATGGCTAACCTGCTCGATTTA